GGGTTTAGTGACATAGCTACACTTCCATACGATAACTGATACAATGCCCATATCCGCCGTCTGAGACGGTTAGCATTTTGACCAGAGGTCGATATGTCAAAGCAAAGCAAGTTCCCGCTTATTAAAACGGCACAGGTCGCTGATCTGATACCGTATGCAAGAAACAGCCGCACACATTCCGATGAGCAGATCACGCAGATATCGGCATCCATCAAAGAGTTTGGCTTCCTTAACCCAGTTATTGTTGACGGAGAGAACGGCATCATTGCCGGTCATGGTCGCGTCATGGCTGCAAAGAAACTCGGCATGACAGAGTTGCCAGTTGTTGAGGCATCACACCTGACGGACGCACAGCGCAGGGCATACATCATTGCTGACAACAAACTGGCGCTCAATGCTGGCTGGGATGATGAAATGCTGCGGGTGGAGTTTGCGGAGCTTACTGAGGCGGGGTTTGATTTGAATTTGACGGGATTTTCAATAGATGAGCAGAGAGCTATAAATCTTGATATTGACGACATTGAGCAAGTAGACCATTTTAACGATACTTTTAATTTCTCCATAACCTGCACAGACTTAACAGAGCTTGCAATGGTGCAGAAGGTTTTTGGAGCAAGCTCAAAAAAGATAGCCGCTGCAAAACTGCTTGAGGTTATGGGCGCATGAAGGTTGCAATACTTGATGTCAGACAAGGTGCTGGCAGGGTTGCAGAAAACAGCTATACGGTGGCTTATCGTAACCTTGTGGTGCTTCGCGATTACTTTGGCGCAGATTTATTTATTAATGCGTCTGACATAAGTGTTAATAATGACTACGATATTATTATATGCGGCTTTGGATCAACGTCATGCGAAAAGGATAAGAGCACGGATTTTTTGGTGCGCAATCACAATGCAAAAGTATATTGGCTTGTTGGTGAGTATGAGCAAAGCACATTTGCTCCATTATTTTACAGTCAGCGCAAGTTTGAGATAATTAAAAACTTTGAGCATACGCTACGCAACAAAAACTGCATAGGGCAGCATTTTGTCAATATCAATGCGCTGCTGGCAAAACAGCCAAACAAGCCAAATATTAAAAAATACGGTGCAGTCTACTATGGTAGGTGGCGACCAGACAGGATTGATTATTTTCGTCAATACCTAAGCAGCGACATGCACCTATCGACTCACAGCAAAAACATTAAAATGTTCCATCACAACGGTTGCAACCCAAAACTAATAAGGCCTATGACATGGGATGCCGGTAGAGAAACCCTTAACCTTTTTGCGGCCTCTTTGTACATTGAAGACAAGTTTACGCATCAAAATTATAACTGTTTAGCCAATCGGTATTATGAGGCACTTTTTTGCAATACAGTGCCTCTTTTTGATGCGAGTTGCTTAAGCACTATCAAAAAATCAAAAATAGACAAATATGATGATTACATCGTAAGGTCGCCCAAAGACATTGCTGCGCGTCTTGTTGGTATAAATAACGGCAAACTTTGCGTGCCTGCTGGCTGGCAAGAATCAGCATTAATCGAGAGGCAAGAAGTGTTGACAAAAATACAATCAATATTTGAGGCATCATAATGCCAGGCTCCCCTGAACACGTCCCAGACGACAAGACCCGCGCCGAGGTCTCTGCACTGTGCGCCTATGGTGTGCCACAAGAGGAGATCAGCATTTACATCGGCATTGATGCAAAGACCCTTCGCAAACACTACCGCAGCGAGCTAGACAGCGCAAAGGTCAAAGCCAATGCCAAGGTCAGGCGCTTTCTGTTCGAGGCCGCATCAGGCGATGCGATGGCAAAGGGTGCTACATTCTCCGACTGTCTGCGCGGTTCGATGTTCTGGGCAAAGACGCAGATGGGTTTCCGTGAGGGTGATGATATTGCAGATAAAGCAGATATTGACCGCGTGATTGAGGTGGTGCGTGCGACTCGCCCTGACTGAGCCGCAAGAGAATTTCGTCTTTGCAAGCAATCCATATCCCGCCATGGTGGCCGGGCTTGGGGCTGGCAAGAGCGAGGCAGGCATTGTCAGGCTAATTTTGAAGATGCTTGCAGAGCCCGGTATCAATACAGCTTACTATCTGCCGACATACGACCTGATCAGACTGAGGGCTATGCCGGGCGCTGAGGAAGTGCTTGCCAGCATAGGCTTGAGATGCAAATCGAACCGATCTGATTACATGGTATCCATCCCCAGATATGGGGATATGATTTTCCGCAGCTATGACCGGCCTGAACGGATTGTGTCGTATGAGGTGGCGCATTCCATCGTAGATGAGCTGGACACGCTGCCCAAGGAAAAGGCCGCATATGTCTGGCGCAAGGTTTCAGAGCGCAATCGTCAACGATGCAAAGGGCCAAACACCATCGGCAACGTGACAACGCCAGACCAAGGATATTCTGGCTTCACCTATGCCAAGTGGGGCAAAGACCCGCTGCCGGGTTATGAATTAATCAAGGCTGCTACAGCATCAAACCCGTTTTTGCCTGACGGATACATAGAGCAGATCAGGGCAAACTACGATCCTATTCTGGCTGACATGTACCTTAACGGCGAGTTTGTCAGCCTGTCGCAAAACAAGGTTTATCACTTTTTCGACCGTAAGAAACACCACACAGACCGATATTTAACCGATCAAGACACGGTTATTCACATAGGGCTAGACTTTAACATAGGCGGCTGCTGTGCTTCTGTTTGGGTGATTATGGATAACAAGCCGATAGCTGTTGAAGAATTTGTCAGCCATGACACGCGGGACGTTTGCAATCGGGCGCTAAGGTACAAACAACAAGGGCGCTCGATTATCGTCTATCCTGATGCCTCAGGCAGATCAGGTAGGACAAATGCAAGCCAGTCTGATGTGCAGATCATTGAGCAATCCGGTTACCGGATAGACTGCCCTGATGCAAACCCAGCGGTACGTGATAGAATCAACGCTGTCAACGCTTTATTTGCACATGATAGAATAGCGATCAATACAACACGATGCCCAAGACTTACCGATGCGCTCGAATCTCAAGGCTATGACGCAAAAGGCGAGCCTGAGAAGTTCAACGACCATCCGTCAATAGACGATGACACAGACGCTATGGGCTATTTTTTGCACCGTAAGTTTCCCATTTTACGGCCAATCTCTCAGATCAGGATGGCAGGCACATGATTAAACAAACCGGCGTTGCAACCCGTCACCCAGAGTATGAGAAGTTCCTGCCAATATGGGACAAGTGCATTGACGCCTCTGAGGGCCAGCATGCGGTACATGCTAAAACTACGCTGTATCTGCCACGGCTGACCGATGAAAAAGACGACGAGTACAAAGCCAGGTTAAAGCGTACTCCATTCTTTAACGCGGTATGGCGCACAATATCCGGCTTAAAAGGCATGATCTTTCGCAAGCCCGCTGACGCTGTTTACCCTGCAAGCTCTCAAAGGTTTGTTGATAACGTAGACATGGCCGGCACTCCATTAAATCTGTTTGTGCAGGGCATAACCGAGCAATGCCTGAAAGTAGGGCGCTGCGGCATTTTGATTGACTACCCGTCAGTGGCTAATGCCGGTAATTTGACGGTAGCAGAGTCTGAGCTTTTGGGTCTGCGTCCACTAATGGCGCGGTATGATGCCAAGGCCATTATCAACTGGCGCACCCGCCGCATTGCAGGCAGCGATGTATTGACTCAAGTCGTATTAACCGAGCAACAGGCGGCTGATGACTCGGAGTTTGGGCATGATACGATTACGGTTTATCGGGTGCTGGACTTAACCGAGTTTGGCTATCGCCAGCGGCTATTTAAGCGGGTTGACGACAAAGACATACAAATCGGCAATGACATGTACCCGCAAATGTCAGGGCGCAATCTGTCGCGCATCCCGTTTGTGTTTGTCGGTGTTGACTCGCTGTCACCTGATGTTGATTCGCCGCCGCTGCTTGATTTGGTTGATATGAATTTCGCGCACTACATGGTCAGCGCGGATTATGAGCATGCTTGTCACTTCTCCGGGCTTCCTACGCTTTTTATTTCAGGTCACTCACAGTCGCCGGAGGACAAGGCAATCTATATCGGCGGCACTGCTGCTAACTGTTTGCGTGATCCGCAGGCAAAAGCGTACTTTGTTGAGACTGCCGGAGATTTTCCGGCGCTGCGGATGAATCTTGAGGACAAAAAGAGCCAGATGGCTGTGCTCGGCGCAAGGATGCTNGAAAGCCAGAAAGCANNNGTTGAANCNGCNGAGACACANAAGNCNNGNCAANNCGGCGANCAGTCNCANCTTGCGGCNATGACNGANGTNATNAACATNGCNGTNACGCGG